ACCACCTCGAAGATAGCCGATTTTAAGTATTCAGCACGTAAGTATAATTATGATAGCCAATGCTTTATATACCAAGAACTATTTGGTAAGCCATTGGTATTCTATGTGGTTGATAAGACCGATGGGATGCTTGGAATCTACAGACCAACTGAGGAGTTTGTAAAGCGAGGTGAAGAAAAGGTTGTACGTGCGATAGAGGTTCATAAGAAATTCTTTGGAGATAATCCAACTGAGAATCTTGAATACTATTACATAGATGAACTTCTTTAATAAAATTGTGTCCTCAAAGACACAAGAACAAGATAGGTGGATGTGGTTACGTGTTCCGATGGACTACCAAAACCTAAAGGGTAAAAATAAATTAGCCTTGAAACAAATAATACATTGGAGCAAACAAATAAATAAATAAGTAAAATGGCAGACGAGAAAATTTTTGCAGACGGATTCTCTTTTAAGAGACGAGAGAATGCTCCTGACTTTGTAGTAGGGAGACAATCAATTAAGGTAGACGAAGCAATCGTATTCCTTAAACAACACGCTAAAGGTGGATGGGTAAATCTTGACATCAAGCAAGCTAAGGGTGGTAACTACTACTGCGAGTTAGATACTTGGGAAGCCAAGCCACAAGGGACTCCAAAAGCAGCACCTGCGGTAGCGGAGGAACCTACGGATGACCTTCCATTCTAATACCAATTATTATAGGAACATTAAAGGGGAGGAGACTCCCCTTTTTTGACCCCTAAAGTGTGCTACGAAATAAATAAATTGTGCTTCCTACTATACTTTATAGAATTATATTAATTACTTTTATTCCCTCTATATATAGAGAGAAAGTTAACATTTTCAACACTACTGCTGATAATCAGTTAGTTACATAAATCAAATCAACATAAAATCAACACAACAATGACACAAAACGTCACAATCTTCAAAAACATTAAAGAAACAGAGGCTCCATTCCATAGAAATGTAAGTCTTGTACTTGATAGAATCAAGGACGGAGCAACCAAAGAATTGGTTAAAAGAATCCGTAAGGAAAAGAACAAGTCAGAAAGAAACGAACTAAAGAAGCTACTACCTGCAATATGTTTTAGTGGGGTGTTTAATAAAAGGGCAGACAATGCTCTGCAAACGCATAGTGGAATTATCTGCTTAGACTTTGATGGGTATGTTAAGACTAAAGAGTTATTACAAGACAAAGAAAACCTTTCCAAAGACAAGTATGTAATGTCTGCGTTTATATCACCATCGGGGGACGGCATAAAGGTTTTAGTTAAGATACCTGCTGATGTAGACAACCACGTAAATTATTTTAATTCACTTAACAAACACTTTAACTCACCACACTTTGATAAGGTAACTAAGAATGTATCAAGAGTATGTTATGAGTCTTATGACCCTTTAACATACATTAATTTAAACTCCTCAGTATGGGATAAGATTGTTGAGCCTGAGTATACAGAGGTAAGTAAGCACAGAGATGCACCTACTATACCAATTACCGATGAGAACAAGGTAGTTGACATATTAGTAAAGTGGTGGTTAAAGAAGTATCCAATGATTGAAGGTCAGCGTAATCAGAATGTTTATGTTCTAGCTATGGCGTTTAATGATTATGGCATCAGCAAGAGTCTTACAAGCTATGTGTTAAGTCAGTATCAAACAGAGGACTTCTCGTTGTCGGAAATAAATAGAACGATTGAGTCAGCATATTCACAGACAAGAAACTTTGGTACTAAGTATTATGAGGATGAAGAACGTATCAATCAGATTAAAACAAAATTAAAAAGAGGCGTATCAAAAAAAGAAATCCGTCATCAATTAGCTGAGTCTAGTGTTGATGGAGATGTTATAGACTCAGTACTTAATAGAATTGAAGAAGAAAGTTCTAGTCTATCCTTTTGGAATAAGAATGAGAAGGGCGTTATAAAGATTATACACTTCTTGTTTAAGGAATTTCTTGAGGAGAATGGGTTTTATAAGTACTGCCCTGAAGGAAGTAAGAACTATGTATTTGTTAAGGTTACCAATAACTTAATAGACCATACATCAGAGAAGGAGATAAAGGATTTTATTCTTGGCTACCTAGAAAAAATAGATGACCTAAGTATTTATAATTACTTCGCAGACCAAACAAGATTCTTCCGTGAGGACTTCTTAACTCTACTATCTACTATAGATATATATTTTATTGAGGATACTAAAGATGTGTCTTACCTATACTATAAAAACTGTGCAGTAAAAATCACCAACAATAAAATAGAGCCAATAGATTATATAGATTTAGGAGGATACGTTTGGAAGGAACACGTTATAGATAGAAAGTTTAAGATATGTCCTACGAACCTATGCGATTATAAGACATTCATAAAACGTGTCTGTGCAGATAATGAGCCTAGAGTTGAGACAATGGAATCAACTATTGGATTCTTAATGCACGGTTATAAGAATTTAAGCTACTGTCCTGCGGTAATACTAAACGATGAAGTGATTAGTGATAATCCTGAAGGGGGTACGGGTAAGGGAGTATTTATGAATGCTCTTCAACAAATGAAAAAGTTAGTAGTCATTGATGGAAAGGCGTTTGCTTTTGAGAAGTCATTCCCCTATCAACTTGTATCAGCAGATACTCAGATACTTTGCTTTGATGATGTAAAAAAATACTTTGACTTTGAGAGATTGTTTTCTGTAGTTACAGAAGGTTTAACTCTTGAGAAGAAGAACAAGGACGCAATTAAAATTCCTTTCTCTAGGTCACCTAAGATTGCAATCACTACCAACTATGCAATCAAGGGAAGTGGTAACTCTTTTGCAAGGCGTAAGTGGGAGGTAGAACTACATCAACACTATAATAAGAACTACACACCCTTAGATGAATTTAAGAAGCACTTTTTTGCTGATTGGGATGATGATGAGTGGTGTCAGTTTGACAACTATATGGTGTCGTGTCTTCAGAAATATTTAAGCCACGGATTAATTAAATCTTCATTTGTTAATCTAGGAATCAGACAACTTTCTGCATCAACATCACACGATTTTATAGAGTGGTGTGGATTGATTGGAGATATGCAAGAGAACCCATCATTGCAGGTAGGTGTAAAGATTCATCAGCAAGACAGATACTTTGATTTTATACAAGAGTATCCTGACTATGCACCTAAGTCAAGGATGAGTATAAGTCGTATGAAATTCTATCAATGGTTGGTTGCCTACGCTACATATAAAACAAATCAACAACCTGAAGAGGGTAGAGATTCAGCAGGGAAGTGGATGAGAATCAAACCTAAGTTGTCTAACCAACAAACTATATCTCTATAAATGAAAGATACACTTAAAAGAATCGCAGGGTACACAGATGTAATGATGTACAATCACTGCAAAATATTAGCAGGCGTAGTCAATAGAACTATAGAGGTTAATGTAGGGAGAGGTAGAAACATAACAAAGATTACTAAGTTTAAACATACCACTACTAAAGAGGTAAGAGACAGAGTAAACCAAACCGTAGACTATTATAAAAATTTAATGGATAACAAAAAAATAGAGTTTAGAGACTATCAGGTAGAAATTATAAATAAAGGTACTGATGTGTTAAAGAAGCATAGGTTTCTTTATTTAGCTATGGAGGTACGTACGGGTAAGACACTCACAAGCCTTGGGATAGCCGACAAGTTAGGTTGTGGCACTATCTTATTCATAACTAAAAAGAAAGCCATTAGCAGCATCGAGAACGATTTTAATATGCTGAACCCTAGCTATAAGATAACGGTCATAAACTATGAGTCGCTACATAAGCTAGAGGGAATGTACTATGATTTAATTGTATGTGATGAGGCTCACAGTATGGGAGCATTCCCTAAAGCAAGCAAAAGAGCGAAGCAAGTAGGAGATATTATCAAGGCTTATAATCCATACGTTATTTTATTATCGGGTACGCCAACTCCTGAGTCTTACTCACAGATGTATCATCAAGTATATCGTATACCAACTAACCCATTCAAAGCATATGTAAACTTCTATAAGTTCTGTAAAGATTTTGTGGATGTAAAGCAGCGTAAGATTAATGGTCTTATGATTAATGATTACTCTAATGGAAAAATTAGTATACTTGAAGCAATGAATAAGTATACTATTGACTATACTCAAAAGCAGGCAGGGTTCAAGGTTGATACTAGGGAACACGTTCTTGAGGTAGAACTTGAGCCGATTAGCTATAAGATTGCGGCTAAATTAAAAAAGAACTTAGTAGTAGAAGGCAAGGATGAAACAATCTTAGCTGACACTCCTGTAAAATTAATGATGAAACTTCATCAGATATACTCAGGTACAGTTAAGTTTGAGTCAGGTAACTCAACAGTCTTAGACTTATCTAAAGCAAAGTTTATAAACGATAGCTTCGGAGATGTAAAGGTTGGTATATTTTATAAGTTTAAAGAAGAACTTAATGCATTGAAGCAAGTATACGGAGACCAACTATGTACAGACCTTAGTGTCTTTGAAGACACAGATAAGTCTATAGCCTTGCAAATAGTTTCAGGTCGTGAAGGTATATCCTTACAAAAAGCTGAGGCATTAGTATATTACAACATTGACTTTAGTGCTACAAGCTATTGGCAGAGCAGAGATAGGATGACAACTAAAGACAGACTAGAGTCTGATGTCTATTGGATATTCTCTAAGGGTGGTATTGAAAAAGATATATACAAAGCAGTATCTAAAAAGAAAGACTTTACAATTAATCATTTTAAAAAACTAGACTAATTATGATTTATAAATATCCTAAATCATTTTGGTTGATAGCAGAGCAAATAGGACACGCAAGAACTGTTATGGATAAAAAAATATTAGATAACAATCCAAGGTTTGATAGGGGTGAAAAAAACTCTCACGTTGATACAGTTGGTACATTAGGTGAGTTAATAGCAATGGACTACTTGACTAACAAAAACATTGATTTTGAAATGCAAAAACTTTTGGATTTATATCCATCTAAAAATGCTGACTTTGTTTTTAAGAATAAAAAAATAGATGTTAAGTCTACTTTCCATTTTCCAAACGCTCACATACTTGTTAATGAAGAAGCCCATAGAAAAGGATTAGATAAAGTTGATATGTATTGGTTTATCTATATTCTTGATAAAGAAACTGCTGAGTTTTATTTTGTAGATTATAAAGATGTAAGCGATTGGAAATGTAAATTAATGAAATACACTAATGCATTCTACATAAAGAGAGAAGATTTAAAACATTAATTAAATTTGTATATGGCAACTGAGCAACAGATACAAACCAAGAGAATAAAACAACTCGAAGACGAGGGGTACTACGTATTAAAGCTAATCAAGACAAACAAGAATGGGATACCTGACATCGTAGCGATACCCCCAAATGCACAAGTTATATTTAGTGAGGTGAAGACACCTAAAGGAAAGGTATCTCCTCTTCAAGAGTATAGATTAAAAGAATTAAAAGAATATGGATTTCTCACGGAGGTTTACAGGGGCGAATGAGATGGAGGTTGTAACTCAACCCGCATTCGAATACAAGGTACGTTTATATCCCATTGAAGTACACGCAGATATTATAGATAATGTTTTGTATAGTATAGACCTATTCTCTGATGATGACCTAGTTCAATACATTGGTGGGGTGTGCAATATAGGGGACCCAATATTTTATGTAATAGAATACTATTACGAAGAAGGATTCTATACTTCTATCTTAGATTTTCACGAGATAGATTCAGATGAATACTTAGACTTAATAAATCAAGAAAAAACAATCGAATCATATGAAATTAAGGAGTGAACAAATAGACCTTCAAGTATATCTAAGAGAGTTAATAAAAAAAACTTTAGGAGTAGATGTAAGGTTAGCCACAGGCA